GTTAACGGCAATGTCGAAAGCAATGGCATCAACGCCCCTGGGCAGACTGTCGCCGTTTACAAGGTTCCAATAGCGTTTTCGGTATATTGAGGCCACAAGCGCCCGACCAGCGCCAGTTTCGGAAAGATTGCGAACGTCCGTAATCGTCGCCGCGCGCCCTAGCTCATGCGAAAGCGTCGCGATGGTGATACCCATATTTGTAGGACCGCCCGGATCGCGCGGGTTATTGACGAAGCCGCCTTCGTATTTCAACGTCAGGGCTAGGCAGGCGTCGAAATTGTCTTTCATAGGTTAAACCTTAATGATGTCCCAATTCCCTATCGGCTTTCCGCTGTTCAAGATTGCTGATCTTGTCAAAAATTTGCCGACAAAGATCGCGAACTTCTCGCATTGACTCCGCGTAATCCTCCTTACGGACGTAATTCTGCGGCAAATCGACTTCAATTTGATGAATGTCCCTCTGAAGTGACTGGATCGCATCCCACAATGAACGCGCAAACCAACCAAGCACCGACAATATAGCGCCGCCGCCAACGTTGATTATGGTTTGCGTGTCCATCATTGGCTCCTTATGCCGCGTCAGGTTCAACAACTTCCAAAGCAGGCGGATTGGAAGCAATTTGCTTTTCAGCCATGTCTTTGATTTTAACAATCAGCCCTTGAACCTCGGCGAATGGCCGCTGCCCAAGAGACTGAAGGATGTAGTTGATTTCATCAACCGTAAGCGTAAGCGTGAATTCCATTCTTACTCTCCCATTTTACATCCACGCTTTACAATAAGCGGGATGAATCCATAAAAATTTACAAATCCGTTACAGCAGCAAGCTGTTCGTCTGTCGGTTTAGGATACGTTGGGTTTTCCCATTTTTTGATATAATCGCCTCTTTCATCTGCATCATTTTGCAAAGATATTGTTCCCGTATTTGGATGAAAATCTCCTGAAATTAGTTGTGGATATATTTTCATTATCTTATCGTACAATGTCATTTTATGCCCCTCTTACCATTGCAGCTTGGAAATAATTCAAGAAGTTATTATTACCAACTCCATTGTTCAAATTTTGTGTTGATCCAGACCCTTGGTATAAATAAATTTCAACATAATCTGTTGAACCATTAAGATACACAAGAGCTGAAGCAGTAAGACCATAAGTTGACGAATTTGTTTGATTGCCACGTTTCCATGAAGAGCCATTTTTGTATATATCCACTTCGAATCCAGTAGAAATTACTGACGTGCCAAAATTAGTGCCGGCGTTTATTTGATAATAACCCGCTACGGTAGGTTGAAATCGATAATTTGTGGTCGCGTCGTAATTACTGTTTGTATCAAAATCTTTAGCGTTAAATTGAATTTTAGTAAATGTTACATTTGAAATAGCTTGTGTACCATTCAAATAAGCTGAAAACGCTGGTCCATTAACTGCTTGATTCCCACCAATCGAAATTGCCCCGCTTACATTAAGAGACGTCGCCGTGGCCGCGCCAAGCGCCGGAGTTGTTAATGTAGGCGACGTTGAAAGAACCATGCTTCCAGTGCCCGTAACGCTATTTGAAAGCGTAACGCCACCATACGTCAAAGCCGCTGATAAAGTAGTTGCGCGAGTATTAATAATGCTTCCAGTAGAAACACCACCAAATGTTATTGTTCCAGAACCTTTTGCATCAATTGTTAAATTTTCATTTGTGCCAGATGAAAGAACGGAAACCGCCAAACCGCCAGCAGCGGCAGCGGATTTTACATTTAAGCCGGTCGCCGATGATGATGTGCTAGCATCCACATTAAATGCGGGATTTGTTGACCCATTCAATCCCGCCGTCAGCGCATTTGCTGAAGAAGATGTAATAATATGTCCCGCGCTTGTTATTGTAGATGAAATAGCGGCGGTTCCGGTAATGGCTAGAGAATTAGTTCCAATTGTCGCGCCATTAAGGGCAAGAGATGTTCCAGTGGCGACGCCAAGAGCTGGAGTGACCAACGTAGGAGAAGTTGAAAATACAATGTTTGTGGAAGTCGTCCCTGTTGCGCCAGAGGCCGTGTATCCCGTAATGTTATTAAAAGCCGAGATGCTAGCAGTTCCAGTTCCAATTCCACCTTGCGAAACGGGCAAATAACCGCTGGAATTAAGAAGCGCAAACCCACTTGCGCCGCCAGCCGTATTGCCAAGCGCCGTCAAAACGCCCGTGCCGGTTGTCGTGGTGCTAGGCGCATTACCAGCGCCACCGCCGATCATAAGGGCGTTAGCCGTAAGAGCCGCCGAAGAAGCCCAAGTCGAGGCGCTACTAAAGTATGGTACGCCGCCGCTTGTTCCCGCAACCGTCAAGGCCAATGTGCCAGATGTCGTAACGGGCGAGCCGCTGACGGAAATTAGACCGCCCGTGAAGGATTGAGCGACGCTCGTAACCGTGCCAGCATAGGTCGTTGACCACGAAGCGGTTGTGCCGTTTGATGTAAGAACCGTTCCGCTTGCGCCAATCCCCAATCGACCAGCGGTATTCGTCCCCGTTCCAAGGATAAGATCGCCGGTGCTCGTAATTGGAGAAAGAGCATTAAACGCGGCGGAGGCGCTTGTCTGTCCCGTGCCACCAGAACCAATCGCCAACGTACCGCCAAGCGTAACAGCGCCGGTCGTGCTCGTTGATGGCGTAAGGCCCGTTGTTCCGGCGGAGAATGAAGATACGGTATTCGCTGTAGTCGCAAGCGTTCCGCTCGTCGGAAAAGTAACGCTCGTATTGGCGCTTAAAGTCCCCGTAAACGTATAAGCGCCGCTCATCGTGACGTTGCCGCCAATGGTGATCGTGCTGGAACCGTTATTGACGCCAGTGCCGCCATTTGCGGATGGCAATATGCCTGTCACGCCAGTGGTAAGGGGCAATCCCGTCGCATTTGTAAGCACGCCGCTTGTAGGCGTACCAAGAGCGCCGGAATAAGTAACAAACCCACCCGCGCCATTGGTCGCGTTGCCAAGCGCGGTTTGCACTCCCGTGCCAAGAGCCGTAAGTCCCGTGCCGCCATTTGTTACGGCAAGTGTTCCGGCAAGCGTAATCGTTCCAGACCCGGTAATTGGGCCGCCGCTTGTCGTGAGCCCCGTTGTACCGCCACTGACATTAATGCTTGTAACTGTCCCGCCGCCGCCAGACGTGGCAATCCAACTTGTGTTGCCGGAGCCATCCGTCGAAAGAACATATCCATTCGCTCCCGCCGTGGTCGGCAGCGTCAATGTCCACGCGGCAGTCGCGGAATTGGATGATTGAATTGTGGTTGCATATGTACTTGCGGTATTTGCAAGCACCACGGACCCGCGCGTTGACCCCTGAACACCAATCGTCAACGCCGCGCCGCTTACCGTCAAATTGGCGTCGCCGGAAATAGCCGTTCCCGTCGAGGCATAATATCCAAGCTGCCCAGCCGTGCCGCTATTAACAGTGCCCGAGCCTCCACCGCCAGCCGCCGCCCAAACAAACGAAGTTCCGTTCCACTCAAGATAGGTCGAGGCGGTAGTTGGCGCGGTAATAAAAGAAGTCGCGCCAGCGCCAGTTTGATAAACTATCTGATTGGATGAGCCATTTGCGACGTTGGTTGCGGAACTAGCCGTTCCGGTCAAATTGGCTGTAATTGTTCCAGCGGAAAAATTGCCGGAACCATCACGGGCAACAATGGTGCTTGCAGTATTGGCGTTAGTTGCATCCGTTGTGAGCGTGACCGCCCCGGACCCATTGTAAGGTCCGCCAGACAAATGCGTACCAGCCGTAAGATTGGCTAACGTGCCGCCAAGAGCAACGCCAGAAATGGTCGAATTGGCAAGCTGACCGTTGCTGATTGTCCCCGAAAGCGCCGAAGTCGGAAGATTTGTCGCATTTGCCAAATTAACCGAAGCGGGCGTGCCAAGTTTTGGCGCAACAAAAGTTTGCTGGCCTGTCCATGTATTGGCATTTGTTAAATTTAATGAAGCGACAACATTTCCCGATGTCGGTGAAATTGTAAGAGTGCCGTCGCTGTTTGATACAGACGTAACGCTACCAGCGCCCCCCGCTTCCGCGCCAAGAACCCCATTATTGTTGTAAAGCACATACCCATTGGACGCGCCCGTAATAGGGGTTGACCCGATTACTAACGTCTGTGTCGGCGTTGGCGCTAAATTAGCTATTTGCTGGGCAGTAACCCGAACAGACGTTCCCGCTTGAACCGCGCCAATCTGCTCGGTCCCATTAAGGGCAATGGCGGCTGGCAAATTCGGGATGGTCGTATTTGCCATGGTTACGTTCCCGTCTGCGGTATCTGCGTGTAATTATACGGCAGGCCGACATTCGCCGTCAAAACACGCGTCGATCCGGTCAAGAAAGACCCGGAAGGTATAGCAGATGTCACCGTGTAGGTGAAGGCCGTGGCGGTCGTTACCGTAATTGAATAAAACCCATTTACGGCGTTATTAGAGGCGCCAGACACCGAAATTTGCGCGTTTGTCGCCAGATTATGCGGCGTGCTGCAAGTTACCGAAATGATTGTCGTGCCAATCGAGGAAATCGAAACAACCGGCAGCAGGACATCATAATGAACCGTTCCCTGAAGCGGCATGATTGCGCCGGGTTCAAGGCCAACAGGCGGCCCAATCGGCTGCATGGTCAGGTTTTGGCCGTCTTGGGTGACATAATTTGTCGTGGACGGGATCGGGATGCCCGTCGTTGGATCGTAGACAGTCGGCGCGCTCGTCGTCTGATAATCAACCGAAGCCGCAACAAAATCCTGCACGCGAGCATTTACAATCGGCGTCGGATCGGCGGGAACGACAATCGCCCTGTTTTGCTCTTGTGGCGTATCAAGACAATCACTACAGACTAAAATGCGCGTGTTAAGTAATGCCGCGCCTCTCCATTCAAATTGAGGAAATAAATCCACAAAATTTACACGAAAATTACATCTATCGCATATAGCATGTGCTTGCGGATTGCTAAAACTAGTACGAGCCCTTCCGCTTTTACTTGCATAAGCCATTATAAGTTTCCTTCATATGCAAATTTCTTTTTTCCAACAGTTTTTCTTCTCCGTTTCCCAAGGCATAATTCAATTATTGCGCTTTTTGCCACTTTATAAAAATTAGCGGCCTCTGACGCAGAAGAAAAAGACATATTATCGTCAAGACATATAACACGCTTTGCGTTTTTCATTGGACCCGCTTTTGACCTTCCAAGGCAATCTATTGGCCCAACAGGTATTGGGCGGGGCGGTTTTTCTTTTTTAGGTTTACGAACGCGGACAACCCAAGCGTCACGCAATTTTTGTTTACGATCTTCGCTATGCTTTCTGCCTTTTAGTGCAACACTAATTTTTGCTCTCGTTCCTTCCGGACAACGCTTGCCAAAATGAAAGACTGATATTTTTTTACGTGTTTCAACAGACGCGGGTTTTCTTTTTTTACCTTTGTTTGCTAATCCAATTTTTATTTTTGTTTCTTCCGACGTAGGTTTGCGTTTAATGCCACGCCGTGCGCGCCCACTTTCAATAACGCGCTCACGGATAAGGGGATTGGTTTCCCATGTTTGTTTTGTTTTGACCCGTAATTTTTCAATATATTCAGGATTTTTGTTGCGTTCTTTTGCGGCGTCGGACATCTTTTGTTTCGTTGCCTCGGAACATGTATATCCCGATTTCCCATCTCCTCCGTCCGTCATATTGGCAAGGTCAATTCCAGCGTTCCGCCAAAATCGAATACGCTCGCATTCTAAATCAAACGCTTCTTCCTCGGTCAAACCAATCGCGACCATGCGGACTTCAATGGCAGCGCCTTCGCGCGCAACCTTAGCCTGTATTGCATTATGGTGGCGGTTTCGATATTTCATATCATATGCGCGACGGCCCTTGCCTTTACCTACGTAAAAGCATTCGTCCCTATCTAACCGCCAGTGCTCATAAACGTAAAAATTGTTCACGAACCGCCTCCTAACGGCTGATATTAACACATTATGGTCGCCAATAGGAAGATAATGTAGGTGAAATATACGTTGCGGCGGTTTCTATGTTCTGTGCCGCCGCGATGTTATAGGCTTCATCCGCAAGCGGTTTGAGGATTGCAATCTTTTCAGGCGCCCATATCATGGCAAGTCGCTGGGCTAATCCGAACACAAACGCCTCAAGGAAATAGTAGGGGATTTCAACTGTTTGCCCATTGGTGAAATTGCTATCCTGTATCTGCCTGACACGATAATAATTGAATGAGCTTTCGTTGCCATCAGGGACAGGCCACAACGTCACGGTCGGCGAAAGAAGCCTATCGAACCAGTATGTCGTGGGGAATCCCTGCTGCGTCGGGTTTGGGTAGCTGGCGTATTCCGTTCTGGAAATTGGCAAAATCAAACGATTGATCGACGCACCACCGCTATTTTGCACAATGTATGCGTCAAGCATGACAATCGTGTTGGACGGAACGGAATAGGTCGCCTGCCCCTGAATAAGCGGGACTGTCTGTAAATCAACAGCCCAGAGATTAACCCCTTCTGACGACCAACGCCCCAGCATCATGTTGGCGGCCATGCGGGCCGATTCCATGTGTTCCTGAAGTATGGATGTGCCTCTAATTCCACACAGGTTAAAGGCATAGATAGTGGCTTCACCAAGCGACGGATTAAAAGCGTATGTGTTGCTCGTCGCCATCGGCTAATTCCTATAGGGCGCCGTCATTGGCAACCAGCACGCCTTCGATATTGATGCCAATAGAAACCGGAGCAGCATTGCTAGACGTTACCTGCCACCTTATGTCTGTTCCCGCAGCATACGCAAAGGGGTACTTACGTTGAATTTCGTAAGTTGAATCCCAAGCGGATTGAAGTACGACTTTCTGTACACCAGATGAAGAATTGGCTACGGCTCGATATGTTAAGTAATAAGCATTATTACCATTATAGCTGGAAAAAGCATCAAATCTATTAAGATACAAAGTGTTTCCAGCCGGAACGGTGTAAACCGCCATCTGGCTAGTTCCTATGCTTGCCGTGTTGCCAGACCCCGCTCCAAACTGGGCTGAACTAATTTGGGCATAAGTTACGCCGCCATTTACGCACGTAACAACTCCCGCCGGATTTGTTGGGCTGCCCACGGCAACTGAAATGTTATTGATTCTTAAATACTTATTTACAGTGGCTACACCAGTGCCTCCGTTGAGAACCACTAGCTCCGAAATAGCGTTATAATTCGCGTCAAGACCCGACACCAAAATGGTCGCCGTATCGCCGGAAGTTCCGGTGATTGTCATTGTTACCGCAGAAGAGGGGAACGCATAGTCTGTTGTCGGAGAGTTTTCCCAAACAGTACGATATACGCCAACGGTAAACGCGGACGCGGGAATAAACCCAAATATATTAACGACTGAGTGGCCCGTGATCTGCCCGCGAGAAACCTGAAGCTCAAACGGCTCATATTGCCCGACGCGAGTAATGGACTGGTTAACAACACCCGTCATGTTCGTGGTCCTTTAGCAGTGTTAAGCGTCGCAAAACGCGAAACCAATTTCGCGCCAACACTAAACAGTGGCTGGAAATCGTCAACCGCGCGGATATTGCCGCAACCAGTTCCGGTTTGAGTGATGGTGGTGAGAATCATGGAAAATCACTCTATTTGCTTTTAGAACGCGCCGCCGCCGCATTATCCACTAAATTTGGATAGGGCCTGCCAGCCGCGCGGGCGTGAGCCTTTGCCGATTGCACCTGCTTTTTGTTCAGGTGCTTTTCCTTATGGCCCTTTGGAAGGCCCTTTTCCCAGAACGGCTTCTCGGTCATCTTAGCACTTCACATCCCACTTCTTCAGCGCCAAATTAATCCGACTATTCGGATCATGCGCCGTCTTGGCGGATGTCAGTTTTTCCTTCATCCCGCACATGCGGGTACGAAAATTATCGCGTCGCTGCGCGGCGGCGGGACTATGGGCCGCTTCCTTGGAGCTCACCGGCGGCTTCAAATGATGCCCCTCGGCCCTCGCGGAAGCCCGCCCCTTGGCATTCAAACCGCCTTCGGGGTTCTTCCCTTCCTTGCGTGTCCAAGCGCCAGCCATGTCAATCCCCCAAGGAAAGAAAGGGGGCCGAAGCCCCCTGTTCCGGTATCAGATGTCGCTGCCCATCGTTTCCTTCTCAAGCTTGCGCCCCTTGGCGGGGGTGCCCTTCATGGCAGCCGAGAAAGGATTGGCTTCAACCGAACCGCCAGCCTTGCGCGGCTTGCGGCCAGCGTGATGCATGGCGTGCTCGCCATGAACCGCGCCGACATGCTTCACATGACCCATGTGATGGTGCATGACGTGACCGCCGTGCTTGCGCTTGGCGCGACCGCCGCGCTTGGCGTGCATGGCCTCGGCCTCGCTGTCAATGTTCTTGGCATTGGTGCGGGGCTCGGGCTTGTCATGCAAGTCCATTTCCGCCTCATCCGTGCCATGCTCCGGCGATTCCGCGCGGCCACCGGCCTTGCGATGCTTAACATGCTTCATCGACTGATGCTTGACCATGCTGTGCAGGTCGTGATGCGCCTTGTGACCCTTCATAAGAGCCTCCTATCAGGTGTACTGTTCGTTGGTGAACCCATTCACGCCCTGCATGTACTTGACGACAACAGTCGCCGCCCCGGTGCCGCCCGATGGGGCCGCGCTGGATTTCACATACAACAGAACGTCCTGAGTGCTGCTCGAATTGAGCCAAGCGGCGATTGTCGAGGAACTTGGCGTAGCCGAAACCTTGCCAATGCTCGAAACCGTGATGCCCGTGGCAAGCTCGTTCGCGTTCGCGGACGTGGTGCCAATGCTAAGCGTGGCGCTATTCGTGAATGCCGTAGTGACAAACACATCAATCGCCGAAATCAAGCTCTGCGCCGGGATGACAATCAAAGTCGATGCCGAAGCCGAAGCCTGAACAATCGCGGCGTTCTGCACCATATCGCAAAAGCCGACATTGCTCGTGCCGCTAGACCCGCCAACACCAGCAAGATTGCCGGTGCCATCCGAGTTAAGCACATTGCCCGCCAAAACCGGGCCAGTGAAGACTGTAGATGACATTACAGGCTCCCACCATGCTTGAGATTGAGACTAATAGCCATCGGGCTACCCTTTCGATTCAAGAGATACCACATTCGGAGACGCTTCGGAATGCTTATCAAGGTACTGAATGGCGGAAAGAAGGATGTTGCGGTTTTCTTTCATTTTGCCAATCGCCTGATTGCAGGCTTCACACAGAAGGCCACGAACCTTGCCAGTCGTATGGTTATGATCGACAGCTAGCGCCTTGGTTTTCCCGCCGCGCGTGGCCGTTTCTTCCTGATCGCAAATGGCGCATTTGTTGTTTTGAGCAATGGCCATTGCAATGTAGGCGCTCATATCAATCCCATATTTCTGGGTCAGATAAGTGTCCTTCCATTCAACTGGATATGCTTCACGATGAGCTTTCATGTATTCCTTCCGATCCGTGGAAAGAAACTTGTTAGCTTTTGAGCCCATGCCGTTTGTTTCGTAAAGATTGGCAATTCGCAAATTAAGCGTATCGCCATCGTGAAAACCAAGACGTGCACGAGGCCACTCACCGTAATGGAGCAACCAAGCTAGCTTGGCGGCGGGAATAGAAGCGCCATCAATACGAATGTACCGATAGGAAACTTTCTCGCCGCCCTTGCCAGTCCGGGTTGCCTTATCGCACCCAGCGATTGATCCTGCACACACATTCCGGGATGCGGGGACAATCCAAGTGAAAATCCCCGTATCAGCGTCGTAAGCCAACTTCTTGGCGATAGTATCAACAGTCAGGCCGTATTCTTCGGACATGGAAGCACCTTTCTTGGTAACGCTTACAGGGAAATTGTATATCCCTTTTTGCGTATCCTGTAAAGAGGCTTCCATGTTTTTACCCTTCTGTTGATTTCTCAGCAAAATCAAGAGGTTGGGAAGCTACCATAGATGGAGCGCCAGTTATAATATCCGAAGCTATACCTCTCGTAGCCCTTCACAAGAAGGTTATCCGTGACGAAATCCACCTGCATATCCGTCTCGAACTTGATGCGCTCCATGTAGGAGAGGCCATCGATGTTCGTGAGCAGGAACCAAGCGTACTGCGACGTGAGGAAGTCGTTGACCATGTACGATTCCGGCAGACCACCGGCAGTCGTCATGATAGCGTTCACATCGTTGTCGGCGGTGCCGGGGCGGAGTTCCGTCTTGAGAAGGCGGATCGCGACGGGCTCAAGCTGCGGGGGAACAATCAGCTTGCGAGCGCGGGCAAACACCTTGAGACCGGCCTGATCCTTGAAGTTCGTGCGAACCGCGATCATCGCGTTAAGCAGCGTGGCTTCGTTAAGATCAACCTGAGTGGTCGGGGTGTTGGCGACCGTGCCACCGTCAATCGGGTGCGCCGTCGAACACAGGGCAACGCCATCGCCGCCGACAGCCGCATTGTACGTTGTCGCGGTGTTCAGGATCGTCGCGCCGTAGATTTCCTTGGTCTGCTGGAAAGACTCGATTAGGCCAAGGTTCGACGGATGAAACTGGGTCTTGTACAGGTTATCGTCAACCGCCTTGCGGGTGATCCCGTAACCAAGACCAATTTCGGTGTGCTCCTGATTGTACACATAGCGTTCGCCCGCGCCATTATCGAAAGCGGTCTGGCCGCCTTCGGTCTTGAGCTGGGCAAAGCCAAGATACCGCATTTCAGCGGTGCGCTCGAAGGCCAGCTTCGAGTCGTGCTTCGTGAAAATCTTGTCGTACTGAGATGGGATCATCTCGTACTTGCCTTCAATACCCCTCAGACCGGGGAGGAGAAGGTCTTTGATGGCACTAAGATTAACAGCCATGGGTCATTACTCCTTAGATGCCAGCCAACGCGCGCGGCATCGAGTTGTTAAACCCGACGACGATCTTGTTGTAAGCCGTGGTGCTGTCGTAACCGTTGATCGAAGAAAGAGGATTGGTTGTCGCGCCAATCGGGTTGTTCGCCAACGAGATGATGCGGAACGGCAGATAGTTGTTCGCCGCGTATCCGCCGAGGCCGTTCGCCGACAACGTGTACTGATCGGCGAAATACGTCGAAAGACCATTGGCGGTATTGCCATTGGTTTCGCCAGTCGCCGTGTAGTCGTTGTAGTTGAAGCCAATGTTCTGGCCGACGCTCGAAAGACCAACAGCGGTAGCCGTGGTATTCGAGTTAGCCGTCTGAACAATGAACTGAGCGTTCGGATCGGTAATGATATAGCCGGTCACGTCGCCGTTCGCATCCGAGCCGGGCCAGTAGTTCGACCAGACGGGACGCTTCTGCGCCGTGGAGAGATACTTACAACCGACGAACACGCCAGCGATAGGCGTAAACACGGTAGCGGTGCCGAAGGTCAGGGTGCTCGAATACGCGCTGCCCACGTTGAACGTGACCGTCGTCGTGCTCGAAGCAATGATCTGATAAGCGCCGTTGATGCCGCCGCCCGTGGCAAAGCTGGTGCCGGTAAAGACAACAGTGGAGCCAACAGCCGGAGCGGCGGAAAGGGCGGTGAACGTCGCAACCGCGACGCCAGCGGTAACGACAATGCCGGAAACCGCAAGAGCCGTGGGGCCGGAACCGGAAGCCTGAGCAATATAGCCCGTGCCGATACCAGTCGAGTTGGTGGCCTGAACGACAGGATCGCCGTAGAAAATGGGAGTGGAATTGCCGGAAGCGATGGCGACGGTGACCTGTTCATAGGTCGGGGCCGAACCAGTCCCGCTGTACTGCTGAAAACCGTTGGGCGCAAACGTGTTCGCCATGACGGGTCTCCTTTTTACAGGAAAGTCCATCGTCGAACACCGGGCCGACTAAGAACCGATAATAGGTTAAGCTCCTCCCCGGGGGAGCGCGAAAATGATTGCACGTTTAATTCATAAAGTAAAGGGGGGCCGAAGCCCCCCTCATATCGTCATTCAGGAATGGGAACGGCTTCCCAACCTTTTTTTACTTTCGCCAGCGGCGCGTCCTTATTGTTGCGGCTAAACTCGCCCGGACGCGCTTCGCCAAGCTGCGCTTCCTTGTTGCGGACCTGAAGGCGGGCGCGACGCTCTTCGATGTTCCTAGCTTCGTCCGTCAGTTCAGCCGGGCGCTCCATGAGGATCATGCCCTTGCGGGTCACGTACTGGTCCTTGCTGCTGGCGGGCATCAAGTGCGGCAGGCGATCAACCGGGACCGGCTCCCAGCCCTTGCGAGCCAAGGAGACGGCATAGGACGGGTCTTCCGCCCCGGCGACCGTGTGGCGCTTCCACTCATAGGACCAACCCGGCGGGATGTCGGTGGGGTCAATGTAAAACTCATCGACACCTTCATCCATTGAGCCAATGTTGCCACGGATTTCAGCGGCGCGTCGGGCCGCCCTAGCGCGCGGATCTTCCGCCTTCATTTCCGGGCGCATTGGTGGCCTGGAAGGAGACGGGGCGGCGTCGTTCGAGGCAAGAGAATCAAGAACTTCATCGGCCTCGAAGCTTTCAACGGCGTCCTTGCGGGTCAAGAAGCTTTTGCGCGGACGACCGCGCCTTGATGTCATGTCGTTCACTGGAGTTTCCCTTCTTTCTGGAGAGCGCGCTTGTTCTTGGCGTACTCTTGTTCAGTCATGCCCCAAAGCTGCGCCATTTCGCGCTCGGCGGCGGTCAAACGCACTACATCCGGCCTAGAGCCCGTGCCCGTTCCCGCCCTCGACACAGGAGCGGACGGCGGGGCCGATCGTCGCTGCGTCACCTTGGCGGCATCCGCCATGGCTTCATCCCTCACGGGCGGCGCGGACTGGCGGTTGATACGCAAAACGTCCTCGACGGCGGCGAAATACTCGTCACTGTCGGGAACATAACCGTCCGCCACGGCCAATTGATGCGCCGCGATCATCTTTTTCGTCAAACGCTGATCACGCGCATATTCAGGATGCGCCCTAACCCATGCGGCGCTCTGTGGCGTCAACTGAGACGCCAGAGCCTCGACGGGGTCGGCGGGCTCATACTTGGGCGGAGCCTGCTTAGGCTGCGCCTCCATGGCCTGCCTGCCGCTTTCAAGCTGGAGAAGCTTGGCGGCGTTCGAGGACATCTCCTGCTGAACGTCGGCGGCCCTGTCATAGTCGCCGGCGGCCATCGCGTCTCGATACTGCATCCGCAGAATGTCATTATTCCGCTTAACCGTGTCGATGGCGTTGGTAATAAGGTGAAGATTAGTCTCACTCACCTCATTTTGCGCTTTGTAAGCCTGCTGAGTGGCTTCCTGAGCGCGTTTTTCAGCGTTTGCGCGAGCCGAACGCTCCATTTCGATTTGCTTACGCAGTTCTTCAATGCCCGTTTCAGGGGCAATGACGTCGTCCTTGGCCTCCTCGGCCTTAACGACTTCGATTTCGGGCTCTTTTACGGCGGTTTCAGCCGGCTCAAGCTCAATTTCGACTTCTTCATTTTTATCCGACATTTATTTCTCCTTACCAAACGCGGTCAGGCGCATCAATGCGTCCGCGCACGCTGACATCATCCAAAATACGACACAGAACACCGTTGACAGTGATATTCCAACCATCGGAAGGCTTAAAAACAAGCCAATCGCCAAGGTTAAATTCTGTGTTTTCAAACCAAGCCCCATCTGAAACAAAAGCAGTGTTGCCTTTTTTGACCAATAGACCAACCTTGGACTGGTAACGGTCTTCGTCGGTCGTCTTGTCCGACAAGTAAATGCCGGATTTGGTCCTCTGAGGCCGAATATAGACGGCAACAAGCACCTGATTGTTGAAGATTTCGACCTTGCTGATGTCCCCGAGTTCCTTTTTCAAGGCTTCCTTGGGGTCGACTTCGTGCGTCATAAGCATGAAAGGCATTACTGGTTCTCCCGGTTAAATTCCACGTTCCCGCTTGCTGACAATATCGTTCGCTTCCTCAAAAAGCTCTAAAGCCTCTCGAAGTCCCGCGATTCTACCAACTTTTTGGCGAAAACTTTCGATGCTGTCGACCGTTCTTCCGGTGGACAGTTCTTCCTTCAACTCTTCAATTCGCGCGTAAATGAGTTTTGATAGTTCACGCTCAAATACGCTTGCATAGGTTAACAACACAGCCTCCCGAGCCGTTCCCCCCGAATGTTCAAACCGGCGGCTAGTCCGGGAGGGTTGACTAGCCGCCGGTGATCCAGAACGCCGACCGAACGGCGCTCCGAACTTTAGCCGCGAGGCGGCGTCAGGCCATAGGCCCTGATCTTCTCCAACCGACCTTCGCCGCCACCCGCGCCGTCATGGATCGGGTAGGCGCGACCACCTGACTTGCGGCCCATGGGGGGCATACCCTGCGGCCCCGCCTGCATGGGCATGGGGACAGGCATCGCCATCGGCGCGCCAGCGCCAGCCGGCGGCATACCCTGCGGCGGCGGAACCGGCACGGGCTGCGCCGGCAGACGCGGAGGCATACCGCCCGGAGGCATCATGGGATTGCCCATGGCGCTGTCGGGATGCTTGCCAGCAATGATGATATTGACGTTCATCTTGCCTTTGCCAGCTTTGCCGCCAGCGGCGCGAGCCATGCGACCGCCAGTCGGGCGCGTGCCCTCGAACTCACCGTCGGCGACAGCCGAACCGCCCTTGGCGTGGTGCATGTGCTTCAGGGTTTCGGCGAGGCGGGCGCGCTTGGCGAGCTTGGGATTGTCGCTATGCGCGGCCTTGGCGAGCTTCTTGGCGGGGATTTTCTCGCCAGCCGGAACGTGCAGCGACTTGTGCAGCGCGCCGGGATGCTTGATCGCGCCCGCAATCCAATTGCCGCCACCGTCCTTCTTGCCAGTACGGGCTTCGGGCTTGACCATCTTGCGAATGAGCGCCTTGTCCTCGGCGACATCCGGGTGCTCGGCCTTGCCACCGTGCTTGCGGCGCATAAGCGTCTGAGCAAGTCCGGGGCGCTGACCAGCCTGCATCATGGCGGCCATCTGCTGCGGGTTCATGGCGGGACCGCCCGCCAGCTTGTGAACCTTTCCACCGTGCTTGCGAGTGTCGCGGGTGACATCCCCCGCGCCCTGTACATCATAGTCGCCACCGGGCGGGCCTCTAAATTCAGCCGGGCGCGGCGGAGGAACCGGAACATTGGCGCGAACGGGCTTGTCTTGAGTAACATCCCCCTTGCCTTGCACATCATAGTCGCCGTTAAACCCACCACGAGTGCGATGATGGTGCTTGACTTTGCCGCCGCGCTTGAAAGCGCCGTCATGCTTCTTGCCAGCGCGCTCTTCATTGGCTTCGCGCACGTCGCGGTTAATCAAGCTGTCAGCCGTAATGGCGCGACCACCGGACTTGCGGGGCTTGCGACCGGCGTGGTGCTTTGCCATCGCGCCCTCAACCTTGCCACCGCGCTTGTACAGGCGCGGGCTGACCGGGCGAGCGCCCGTCTTAACATCCGCGTTCATATCGGTGGGCTCGGTCCAGCCGGAGGCGTCAACCGCGCCCTTGCTTGATCCAACAAGGCGGTGAGCCTTGGCCTTCATCGCCGCCCTAGCGGCCTTTGCTGCTTCGCTCATTTGGAGTCACTCCTTAAACCGGCGTCCCGGTTGCCACTATGGCGGGTTTAGTATACACTGAAACGGTACTCGTTAAACACCCTAATATGGAGATTAAGATGATGGACGACCTAACCCCCGAAATGCGCCATGAGGAAGTTCTTGATCTAATTGAGATGATCCTCAATACTGCTGGGGTTAACGCAGGCCCCAAAATTTTCACTGCTATTTGTCAGCTAGACGCGGCCATCTGCGAGGCGCTCGGCCTCGACGTAAAAGTTCACGCAATGGCTGATAGCATTACTACGGCGGAATAAGCCCCCTCTGCACGTTTCTTTCATAGTTCGAGATGGTGTCTACCCATTCAGGGTCAGCTTTCTGCACGGGGATCTTCATGGTGAAAGCGCGTTGCGTGTGCGAAAGATTTTCGCCTTCAGGGCGCGTTTTCATAAAATCACGCCAGAACATTTTAAAGGGAATATCAGTTTGCGAACCACCAACATATCCCAGTCCCGGCAACCCGACGGGATAAGTTGTGTGACCAGAGCTAACAGCAGGCGCGCCAGGATTTACTTTTGCGATAGAAAAACCTGTTGAAAGATTGGGGCTATTAAGCAGCTCTGGCTGAGTTGCTGCATATCGAATTGATGCCACATCCGGCACGCCAAGATCTTTCATAGGTTTGGTGTCAAAAGCTTTTGCAATAGATGACCGATAAGGGCCACCCATTTTCCAAATTAATTGATCAAGATCCGGGTGCATAATGCCGGGCCATTGATTGGCGTAGGCCGTCTTTTTGTCAATTGGCGCTTTAGATGGCAAACTTTGAACAATTGATTTGCGAATTGCATCATCAACCATTTCTGCTTCAGTTTTTGAAAAACCGCGTTGACGCGCAAGATCAACAAGCGGATTGGCAACCATGTGCGAAAAATCTGCGCCCTCTAAGCCCATCAACACATTGGCAAGATAAACATCTTTATCGCCTGCTATTTTTTTCGCTTCAGAAGCAGTGCTGGCCATTCTATCAATAATATCAGCGCCAGAAGCTGCAACTTGTTTTTCCGGTTGAAGATCGCCCCAGTTCATGTAAAGAGGGCCGCCTTCCATAACCTGTGGATTGGTAAGTTTTTGACCGTTTATTTCTTTCAAAACGGATTGATCACCTCGGCTGCGATCCCAAGTTGCAGGCATATAAACGCCACCTTCAGTGGCAGACCAATCCATTGGTTTGCGGGGCGTGATTGCTTGATCTGGCGCATCAAAAACGGGACGCATTTCTTCAATCGGCGTGACAAGTTTTGTGCCTGATATTGGGTGCTTAAATGTTCCCATACCCGCCATCGCCAATTCAGGCGAGTAATGCGCGGCCTTAGCCAATGCGGTTGGTAGAAAGTCAGGATTAGGCGATTCAGATGTTAAGTTTAACGCTCGACGCACCGGCCCAGACCCCAAAACAGTTTCACCCGCTTTGGCTTCCGCGCCCCCAATCCCGCCCGTCATAGCCAATCCGGCCAAATCCTGCGCACGTTGTATGCCTTCGTCGGACATGGGATTAACACGGCCAGCATAAACATCGCCCGGCAACATAGCGCCGCTATACAGCGAACCAAGAATCCCCGCAGTAGGATCAAAATGCAAACTGCCTTCAGCATCACGAGAAAACGGCAAAATAGAACCGCGATAACTTTTATTTTCAATCGGTTGCGCCGACGCCTTCAGCGCTCTATCCACAACATCATTGCCGCCCACCGGCTGTGGCGGCATATCAGCGCCCTCAACCGTCGCCCTGCTCGTATCAGGCTTGTTGGCATAAATCGTCAACGGCCTTGCGTCAGACGCATCTGCATTTTGCCCAGCCGCGACAGCCGCCGCGTAATCAGCATCATCGTCTGGCGTCGGATCACCACCGTCGGCATACCCGCCGCGCATCAAGTGCTTCGCGATCATATGCGCGAAGCGGATGGCTTTCTGCGGGTCGTGATGCATCATGGATAAACACCCTTCACCGGGGCCTTCACCTGAGCGGCTAGGCGTTCCTTTTCAAGGTCCATGCGGTCGCTGATATGGTCCTTGGCCATTTCCATCTGCTCAAGCTGGATCTTCGCCTGCCGATCCGCCGTGCGCTGGTCATCTTCCATTTGCTGCGATTGCAGCTTGATCGCGATTTCCTTGGCCTTCGTCTGCGCGTCCATCAACCGCGCCCGCGCCGTCATCAACTGGATCGGGTCAACCTGCGGCTGCTGTTGCTGAGACTGCGCGCCCTGTGTCGGCGCGAACGCGCCCTGTTGTATCTTCGCCTGCGACTCGGCGGCCTTGGCCTGAGCCATCATCATGCGGGCATTGGCGTCCTTTGTTTTGTTCGCCACATCGGCCTGCATCTTCATCATTTCAGGCGGCGGGGCGGCCTGTGCGTTCGGCGGGGCCATGAACTGCTGCGGGTTGCTCCACCCGATGGCCTGCAATGCCGCCATGTCGATCGCAATCGGGTCGTACATCGACGGATTGGCTGCCTGAAGCTGCTTGAGCGCCATGATCTTCATCACGCGCTGACCGTGGCTCGCCGTGTTTGGGTCGGCCTGCGGCGTCAGATCGCAATCCTCAAGGGCCTTCAAAAACGTCTGCTCGTCCCAAGGATACGACGCCTTCTTATTGCGCTGCCAGAAGCTTTCGGGATGCTCCTTAAAGCACTCGACCAGCAGCCGGAACTCCTCCGCCTGAGCGGCGTGCATCCTCTTATGAACCGCGTTCATGACCTTGGTCGCCTGCTCGATCATCGCGAGCGTCGTGCCCACCGGCGCATCCGCCCGACCCTCGCCGACTTGCGCCTCGCTCGTGCCGCCGATCCTTTGACCCGTCTGCTCGATCGCGCCGGCAAGCGACATCAGACCCGAACCGACATCCTTATACGGGAGCGGCATAATGGCTTGGTTGATAGGCAGACCGCCAGTTTTAACAAGCGCGCCTCCGCCCGGAGGCACGCGAAAGATATTTGTGTTCTGGCGCGCGCCAGTGTCGGCCATGAGGAAGCCGGGGAAATTCGCGTACATGCCAGCGTCAAGCATCTCACGCCACGCGGCGGTAAGAGCATTAGTTGTATTACCAAGTATATTAAGCAGACCAATATCGTAGAAACCAAGACCCGGAACGAAAGTATATTTGACAAAGCTAACTCTAGCTTCCGGCAAATTCGCATCATCTTCGTCGTAATTGCGAACGACAGAAAGTATTTTCTTACTCGATACATCAATGGTGACTCTATAGGGGATTTCCAGTCCACTTTCTTTTCCCTTATATTTATGCTCGAAGCCCTTGATGTCGAGTTCGCAGTAACACTCGTAGATCTCGCGGTCGCGGTCATCCGGGCTTGTGCTATCAAGCGAAATACCCTGCTGGTCGCGCTTCTCGCGCTGCACCGCGTCAAGTTCCCGGGCCATGGCCTGCGACAAGTCAACGTCGCGATAAACGCCGAGGATTTGCAGCCTCTTGACCGTCGACGGGCGCATCATAACCCGGTGCGTAATGCGCTTGGCGTTTCGCAAGTCGGTCGCGGCATTGTTCACAATCAGGTCGTCGGCGTCGACCGTTTCGCTGACGGGGCGATTGCGGAGCGGACAATAATAGACCTTCTTGAACGCAGTGCCGCCAAAGCCGAGCATCAACAGCATACGATCGGTGTCGGGATAATACTCGGTCGCGACACTGGTGAGATAGTGGTTCAGGTCGCGCTCGAGGGCGTTCGCTATCTGATCCTCGCCAAGATCGGCATTGTTATTGTCATTTCGGATTTTAACCGGGCCATCGGTTGGCAACAATTCCGACCGGGCGTTAGCCTGAAACCTCAATACGGCTTCCTGAAGCAGCGGGTGGCGGACCTTGCTCATGCCTTCGACTGGCGCACCATCCGAGGCCCCTTGAAGTCCCGGTATCTCGATTTTCAAACCTAGCAGCTTGATACCTAGCGCGCGATCCTCGACCCACTCTTTGCGGCTGTCTAGATCGTGCTCGATACCCCGCATCAACTCATCGCTGATACGGTAGAGTTCCATATCATCAATGTCATCGACAAGGTTCTCGAACCATCCCCGGTCTTTCCGCTCGTCGGCCTCCGACAGCGGCTTGCCATCAAGGCTAATCGTGACCGACCCGTCGCCGTGCTCGATCTTGACGATGGCGTTGCTATCGTCGAACTGCGGCTGATCCTCTCCATCGTCAACGGCCTCGACGACGACCTCGGTCCCGTCAACGGGAGCATCTGGCTCCGGCGGGCCGGGCAGGCGGATGTTGGGGTTCAGGCCGGCCATCAGGTATCCTCCAGGGCCTCCATTTCGGTCACGAACCGCTGGATGCCCTCCTGGGCGGCATAGTTATCAGATTTCGCGTGAATTTCATAGCGCCTGACAAAGTCATGGGGCGACCGGCCCCAGACCTCGACAGAATAGACCGTCAGGCCCTTGTGACCGGGCGGCGGCTCGCGAACAACGTCAACGGTGGCATTAGCCAGAACGCGAGGCATTTCATATCCCATACAATGGCGGCGGCTGTTTGGTCGCCGTGTAGTCCTTCGATTGATCTATCTCCGCCAAGCGCTCCGGCGACCGGGTCAGCAAGCCCAGATCGCGGAGGTGGCGCACACTCTGGCTGGTTGAATCAACCAAATCGTCATTTTTACCCTTTGGGAATATAGCAACTTGGTTGATGACCATTTCCGCCCATTCCTTGTCGGGCGCGTAAACCATTCCCTCGGCGAACAAATGAGAAATAGAATGTAATCTAGCCAATTTGTCAAGATTACCGGGGTTGATAAGTTGAACGGCAAAATCCTCATGACCGAACAAGCGCCTTAATTCCTGAGAAACGCTTATTCCCGATGCCTTACCTTCGATCAGCAATTTATCAATTTTGTAATCTTTGCACACTTTTGCCACGCGAAGCACAAGATCATTTATCTCAAGGCGCTCTTGGAAAGCATACATCAAAATGATTTTAGGCACCGCGTCGAGCTCGCTGGAGTATTGCGCCGTTGGCATTTCCATGCGCTTCCCATACCTGTCCACGTTTAACGTTGATCGCGCGTTTGCGTCGCCAGCAAACACACCCCAAATGGTGAGGGCTGAATAATCGTTTTCCTGCTTAGTGGTGTAAGCTGTATCCAGCGACGCGATGACATAGGAAAGCGGCGGGAAAACGGGATCATTCCACAGCAGCCAGTGCTCGCGCTTAATAACTCCACCGCCAGCAGGTTCAGGGCGCTGTTGCAATTGCCCAGCGGCGGCATATGGACCAAGCGTCTTTTCCAACTGCTTGACTTGCTCATCATCGAAACGCTCGGGCCATAAAAGTTCGCCCGGAACCGTTCGAGGGTCTTTCCAAAGAATAGGCTCTCCATCCTCCGACTCTTCAGCGGGCACGAGAACCGTGTGAAAAGAACGATCAGGTTCGTATCTCATGGGCAAGCAAAGATGCGTCCAATCTCCCACCTGTTGTTCAAGAACATGACCGGAAATATCTCGTTCATTAAGCCGCTGGGCGACAACAATGCGGCAACCTTGACCGGGCTTTGAGTTGTTCAGTCGATTATACCAAGCAGTGTTCCACCAGTTGATCGCGCCTTCCAGCATGGCTTCGCTGTTGGCTTCGGCGGCGTTATTAAGATCGTCGCCGATCAAATATGATCCGCCAAGGCCGGTTGTCGAACCGCCGACCGAAACCGCGATACGCGCGCCATTCTTATCGGTCTGGAACCGCGTCTTGGTGTTAACGTCGCCTAATAGCTTAAACCTATGCCCCCAATGCGCTTGATACCAATCGGATTGGATAAGCGCGCGACATTTAACGCTATCCTGCAACGAAAGAGTAAGCGCATAACCGGCGCAAAGGAATTGAGCGCCAGGGCCAAGCAACATCGTATTGGCCTGTTGAGCCCAAACCCACGCCGGGAACATCGTGCCAACCACGGTGCTCTTCGAGAAGCGAGGCGGGACGTTTATCAGCAGGTTTTGAATGTATCCGTCAGCCGCCGATTCTAGGTGTTCGCATATGGCTTGAAGCGCGTATCCACCATGCGCGAATGGCGCGCTATCAATGTGCGGCCAAGCGGCGACAGTGAAGTCGTAAAGAGAAGCCTCGAATACTTCGGATTCAATTTCAAGTTTGCGCGCGCGTATTTCGCGCAGCGTCGCCTCGCGATCAATCGACTTATCAAGCGCGATCGCGGGCATCGTCAGCCCTTCGCCGCGCCCGTCTTGATGAGCGCCTTCTCAAGCGCCTCAAGCTCTTCGAGCGACAGGCCGGACACGTCCAGCTTGTTCGTGTTCTCGGTCTTGATCGGGCCGCCGTCAATACCCGAGACTTCGGTTCGCACCTTATCGCCGTATGTCTGCGGCGACACCTTCATGATGCGCCACTGCAAATGGTTCAGCTTCACGCGCGCGGAGTTGACGTTCTCCTCGCCGCACTCATCGGCGAGCTTCTTGGCGCGATAGAACTCATAATCAGCAAGAGCTTCCCGCGCGCGCGCGCATATTGTGGCAAATTCTGGATGAGCGACCTGCCACCTATAAACGGTCGTTCTATCGGGCATATCCTCGGCCTGACAAATCTCGACCAAATCCCTCCCGTTCGCCATTTCGACGAAGATGCGGTCGGCGATTTCGGGCGAGTATTTGCTTGGTCGACCAACTGGCCGGCCTGTCGGCTTGGTCGCCACTACGCAAACTCCCTTTCAACAGCCGACTGCCCGAGGGGCAAATCGGCGAGCATCCCTAGGGCGACCATGTAAGTGTCGATCAGGGCCTGCTCGCGCATCCGTTTATCGGCATCCTGCTTCCGCATGGCAATGATTTTCTTGATGATTTTGGGATCAAAGCCATTTGACTTGGCTTCGATGTAAATTTCCTTAATTGATTCGGCGATGTCCGCCTTTTCGGCTTCCTGGCGCTCGATGCGCGACACAATTGATTGCAGTTGATTGTTTGTCATTCGATATTTCTCCAATTACGACTGCTATAGCGACCTCGGCCTGCCCGAGACAGAATGAGCAGGGCTCCCGACATGGATCGCCGGCCACGAAGTCGGGCGGGGTATAGGCGCAGAGCGCGAGGGCCACCTGATCGACGATGTCCTGATCCATGGGGCTATTATAACCACGATCGCCGGAAAATCAAATCCAACTAGTTATCGACAGACAATGTTCAATGAGGCGCATTTTTCTGGTTGACTATGCGAAATGGTTTCGGTATCTTTGGATCATCAACTGATGGAGATAGACATGACAGCCAAAGCTAAAAAGAACGAAATCGTCGCAATTCAAACGCAACGCTCCAGCACGAAAATGCACGGTAAGACCGAGCGTTACGTCACCTACAATCTCGCGCAGGCGACCCGCTGCAATCGCCAGGGCATTGTCGAATGTGTGCGATACGAGCCGCGCGGCCCCGAGTATATGCTGGATTACAACCAGCGCGCGATGGTGATCAGCGGCCCCAATCAGGATTTGGCGGCTCTCTTGTGGTCGTCGGATCAAAAGGAATACTCAACCGCCGAGGAACTCAAGAACGCCATTCTTGGCGTCGCCACAACAGCTTGATGGAGATAGACATGCCCGCTTTCGACTACATCTTCGACGAAGTCCCCTTGACCCTCGGCACGGACCACGAGTTCACGGCTCGGGGCGAGATCGAGATTTATTACACTTGCGGTCGTGGCGACGCCTCCGTTGGCGAAGGCCCTCGGTACGTGGAGGCCGAGCCGGATCAGGAGCTGACGGTGATCCTGACCGACGAGAACGGCGACGACGTGATGGAAATCACGGTCGACTGGAAGGACCCCATCTATCACGCCTTCATGAAGGAGAGGATGGACGACATCTATCAGGCGGCGGTGGACGAGGCATGGGGGTCGAGGTGGTGACGGGCGCCTTTTATAACGAATACGACGAGTTCGCGGCGGCCCTCCTGCGAGAGTGCGCCGCGTCTGATATCATAGCGCCGGGGATTGTTAGCTCGGCGTCAATCAAGGACTTGACCCCCGATGACGTTAAACAATTCACGCAGGCGCACTTCTTCGCCGGAGCCGGGCTCTGGTCAGTTGCAGCTCGGCTTGCCGGATGGCCTGACGACAGACCCCTCTGGACAGGATCGTGCCCCTGTCAACCCTTCTCTCAGGCGGGAAAAGGGCTCGGTGTCGACGATCCAAGGCACCTGTGGCCCGACTTCTTTCGACTTATCCGAGCCTGTCGGCCCCCTGTCGTCGTGGGAGAGCAGGTTGCGGGAGCGGCTGGCTATGGTTGGCTCGACGGAGTCCGCGCTGATCTGGAAAGTGAAGGCTACACCTGCTGGGCGGTCGATATCCCGGCTTGCGCGGTGGACGCCCCCCATATCCGAAACAGAATCTATTGGGTCGCCGTGCGCGACATGGCCAACGCCGATGGCAGGAACACCAGCGCAGAATGGCAACAGCGCGGCGGGGAACAACGATGGCATTCGCAAAATGGAAATGATTTTGGGGATGCGCGAGACCATCAACGGCCCAAAGGTTTCTGGTCCGATCACGAATGGATCATCTGCCACGACGAAAAAGCGCGACGTGTCCCGAGGCAGTCCGAATCCGGTGTTCGCCATGTGGTTGATGGGGTTACCGGAGAATTTGCGGAATGCGATCCTTCGCGTTTGCTCGTCCCTGCCTTCAAGGGGCGGCAACAAGCCTGGAAGATCGCGGGAAACGCCATAGTCCCACAGCTGGCGGCTCAGGTTCTGGGGGCTCTGATGGACGTCTTAAAATAATTGCGAAATTTCTTCGCATACCCTGTTGACAATGCGAAATAGCTTCGGTATAAACAAATCACGGTCGCTGATGACCGCAACCAACCAGATGGAGATAGACATGACCAACAACTTCGCTTCCCTCACCCTCGCCGACCAGTACGCGGTTCTCAAGGCCGAGGCCGACGCCATCGCCAAGCAACTCGAAGCGGTCAAGGCCGCCATCAAGGCGACCGGGCAGGAAGTCATTGAGGGCGAGCAGGCCATCGTGACCGTATCCCTGTCGGAGCGCTCGAGCCTCGACGCCTGCGCCGCCAAAAAGCTCCTGACGCCCGAGCAGGTCGCGGCCTGCACGAAGGTCTCGCTGGTCGAGACGATCCGCATCAAGCCCCGCCTGATCGCCGCCTAATGACAATCAACGGGGGGCCTAGCGCCCCCCAAACATTTTGGGAGACGATTATGATTAGCCTTAAATCCGACAACACGCTCTACTGGTACGACGCCCACTTGCGCCTGAGCCGCGACTACAGCGCCCTTGAGCGCCGCGCCTACGACATGCGCGACGCCTTGGAGCGCGCCCTCGTCGCGCTCAAGCTATCGACGCCCAAAACAGACCAGATCGAGCTTAAGCTGCGACATGACGCGGCAATCATTCAGATTGAGCAGGCGCTGAGGGAGACGCAGCCATGAGCAAGATTGAAATGGACCTCCGCCCCTGCTGGGAGGCCGACCCCGAGCTTTGGGACACCTTTTGTTGGGCGACGGATCGCCCCGATAGCGGCCCGTCCGACCTCTGGACGGTTCATTACGTGAACGCCTGGTTCGACGAGGAAGTTAAAAAGCTTCTGGAAGTGGTCGACGCCCTGATCATGTCGCACCTGTTGGGTCCGCTCCATTGACCGGGCCGGAACTTAGGGCATTGATGACCAGGCACGGTATTACGGTTCAGGCCCTCGCCGACGTAATCGGCAAAAGCAACAGAATGATTGACCACTACCGATCGGGGAAGCATGACATTCCCCGCCTGCTGGCGATCCTCATGGCCGCGATTGACGCCAAGACGATTGACACAGATTGGCTGGAGGGTTTTTTGGAATCCGAAAGCAAGTAACCCATCATTAAACGAACACAGAGGGCCGCTGACGGCCCTCTTTTTATTTTGGGCCACACATACCCGAAACAGCATGAAGCCCGCCAGCGACCGCCCTAGGCCATTCCTCGCTCTACCACGGCGGATCGTCATCAAACACCGTCCCGTCAATGGGGGCGATACTGTCGGCGACGCCATCGAGGGGGTCGGCGACATATGTGCCGACGCGGGTGACGGTCGCGCCGGGATAGGCGTCCTTGACCTTGGCGATGGCGGGAAACTCCTCGATGAGCCGGGCGATTTCCTCTAGGGTGTAAACTCTCGCCTTACGCCCCGCCGGATCGACGAGGCGGGCGTCGGCGTCCGAGCGCACGACCGCGACGACCGTCCCCCGTGGCGTGACGGCCTCCCAGACTTCAGGGGGGCGCGCGGGCTTGCCGGCGGCGTCGGCGGCCTTGTCGAGAACCCGCCACGCCGCCATCATGCGTTTGGCCTCGCGCCTGACGGACTCAAGGTCGCCGTGCCAGATCGCTTGATTGACGAGGTAGCGCTGGCGGTCGAATTTCTCGCGCAGCTCCTTGTCGACCAGAAGCCGGAGGCGATCGGCCCCCCACTTGGCCTCCATCTCGATCGCCAGCATGTCCAGGTCGTCCAGCTCCTCGCGCCCGGAGATATACGTGCCGACGGTCGCCTGCCACTCGGGCGCGTCAAGGCGCGACGTGGGGACGCCATGAACGGTCTTGTGACTGGGCCTGCCTTTTGACTTGCTGTCGAATTTACCGTTTGCCATTTTGCTTGCTCCTCAATTTCAAAATTTGTCTTTTCCGTTCCCGCTCCAGATGCTCGACCAGCTTCTCGGCTGACTTGGCCGCGCGGGACAATTCAGACCGCCGCCGGAGGTCTGGCCCCCACTTGATCGTCAGGTCAAGCATATCGTCAAAATATCGCCGGCGCTTTTGAATCGCGGACGGTTCTAGGTTTAAAATCCTGCCCCCATGCGTTTCCATAATCTCCTGCCGTATGTTCTCAACTGCCGTGAAGTAGGGCGAGAGGGTCTGATTGGCGTTTGCCAGATCAAGCAGACATTCCCTCCAGAACTCTTTTGCCATTGTTAACGCCTGCTCAATATCCTCCCCAGTTCGGGCCCCGGGAGCCCTGTTTGTGACCGGGGACTCCAGTCGCCCCCCGGTCACGGGGGCGACCGGGGAAGTTTTCCCCGGTCCCCGGTCACTATAGGGCTCCCGACTGGACCGGGGAAGGTTTTTCCCCGGTTGGTTCCCCGGTCCAAAAACCGACCGGGGAAATTCCATCTGGCTTTTTGTCTCCGTCACGACACGGCCCCCGGCCTCTTGGAGGGGTCGACTTCGAGGCCGGAACGCTCCGCCTTCCCGTCGTGATACTGGCGAACTTTTAGCAGGCCGCTCTTGATCCACGCGCCCAGTATCTTCCCGGCCTTATCCTCGTCACAGGAAAATATCCCCATGATGACCTTGCCGGCCCACCTCTTCGAGGCCTGCTTCTTGGGGCTATACATCTCGCCCGTGGGGGCGCCATCGTCGTCCGTAATGCCCCTCTGGATCATGTCGAGGCAGACGTTGATGTGGCTGGAGCTAATGCCATCAAAGAGCCCCGGCGGCGTCCACGGCATGAGGACGCCCACCTCGTCGGCGGGGTGGTCGCCGTCGCCATTGGGCAGCTTGATTGACAATTTCTCAAACCAGCGGGCCGCGCCGGTAATGATCGACAGGTTCGCCTTGGCGTCGTCGAACCGCACATAGCGGTATCGTTCCTCGGCGCTGACGCCCATGGTGGCGGCCTCCTCCTCGGTCATGGCGAAGAGGGTCGACATGACGCGGGCGGTGCCGATG